CAAGCGGCGCAGTTCAACGGCGGCTTGTTTATGATGTGCGGCAGTGTGGTACGCATCTAACGCATCAGCAAGTCGCAGGGCTTCGGGTCGTGTGCTCATACGGCCTCCCGTGCGCGGAGCATGGCGTCTGCAAAGTCATATGCCTTCTCTGCAATCCGGTTGCGGTCGGCGAAATCGTAATTACCAAACAGCAGCCCCTGCAATGCCTTGGCTGCGAAGTAGTCCCTGAGCGTCATGCCTGTTGTCACGGGCTCATGCAGATGCTCAATGGTGTGGGGAAACGCGGGTGTGTCTTTCATGCAATCACCTGCTCAAGCGCGGCGAACAACTCTTTGGCCTGCTCCTTGGTAAGCACGGTGTAGGCGCTGCCGCCTTGAACCGACAGTGACAGCCAGACGCCATCGTCGTGCTCATCAACAAACACACGGTCGCCGTTGCGGGATTTGATTGAAAACTCTAACTTGTCCATAAGGCACTCCAGTTGATTGATTGGGTGCCCATCATAGCGGGTCAAAAACTTTTGTGCAAACAATTTTTCTTGTGCTATGATGACGGCTCAACAACTAAAGGAGAGTTCAGTGCAACACTCAAGCATCGTCGGCGGCTCGACCGCCAAGCGCGTCATCGCTTGCCCAGGCTCTGTGAAGCTGGTGCAAAAGATGCCGCCGCAGCCCAGCAGCAGCTACGCCGACAAGGGCACCTTGCTGCACGAGGCTATCAGCGAAGTCCTCTCAGACCGGCCCAACGTGGTCGGCTCCATCTACAAAGGCCAGACACTGACTCAGGAGCTTTACGATGAAAAGATTGTCCCTGCTCTGGAAGCGCTCGACCAAGTCGATCCCCACGGTGACTTGGTCTACGAGGTGGAGACGCGAGTGGGTTTTGGTGACTTGCTGCCTGGCGTCTTTGGTAGCACTGATCTTGTGGGTCGCATTGGCGACAGGGCTGTGGTCCTTGATTGGAAGTTCGGCGACGGCGTGATCGTTGACGCCGAGGAGAACGCGCAATTGATGTTCTACGCTGCGGCTGCGATGCGTACCGAGGCGCTGTCGTGGGCGTTCGACGGCGCCACTGAGATCGAGTGCGTCATCGTGCAGCCGCCTATGGTCAAGCGCTGGGTGACAACACCTGAGCGCATCAAAGAGTTCGAGCGCGAGTTGGTGCGGGCGGTCAAGACAGCGATGCAAGACGACGCTCCACTGGCGCAAGGCGAGCACTGCCGCTGGTGCGCGGCCAAGCCGATCTGCCCTCAGATGACCGGCGCTGTGGACCGTGCGCTCAAGCAGCAGATCGTCAACTTAGATGTTGACACGCTGGCCCAGCATCTGCATACTGCCGACCTCCTAGAGAGTTGGATCAAGGATTTGCGTGCGCTTGCTTTTGGGCTGCTTGAGCAGGGGGCAACGGTCCCAGGCTTTAAGTTAGTCCAGAAGCAAGCGCGTCGCCAATGGGCCAATGAGCAGGCAGCGTGTATGGCGCTGCTTGACATGGGTCTGAAAGCATCTGTCGTCTTGGAAACTTCAGTCATGTCCCCGGCGCAGGCCGAGAAGGCGCTCAAAAAGCGCTTTAGCGAACTGCCCGAGGACTTGATCAAGTCTGAGTCGTCAGGTACAACGCTCGCCCCGCTCGATGACGAGCGGCCAGCGGTGCAGTCGTTCATCGGGCTGTCAAAAGCCCTTTCTAAACTTTGAAAGAAAATCATGTCAAATCTCGTAAAGTTCTCCGGCGCTAACCTGCCATCCGTCACGTCCCTGTCCACCGCGCTTCGCACCATCGCTACCGATGTCAGCGCCTCGTCTACGTCCATCATCAAGATGGACCGCACCGGGCACTGGGTCTTTGGTGCTGACCAAACCGAGGCCGAGTCGGACTCCACTTGGGCCGTCAACCCCTTCTCGTTTGTCCACGGCTTCATCGCTTGGGGCGATGGTGAGGTGTTGGCCGAGAAGCTGGTGCCCGTCACCGAGCCGCTGCCTGAACTGGAAGCCGCGCCTCCCGGCGCGAAGAAAGGCTGGGAGCCACAGACCGGCTTGTCGCTCAAGTGCATCAGCGGTGAAGACACCGGCATGGAAGCTCGTTTCACTACGACCAGCGTTGGTGGCCGCAAGGCTGTGCAGACCTTGGCTGTGGAGATCGCCACGCAAGTGGACAAGGACCAAGGCAAGCCCGTGCCCATCGTCAAGCTGGGCAAGGACCACTACACCCACAAGAGCTACGGGCGCATCTACACGCCGGTGTTTGAGGTGGTGGAGTGGGTCAGCATGGACGGTGAGGCTACGGAACCAGAAGCGCCTGCTGCTGGCCGTCGTCGTCGTGCGGCCTAATTGAGAATAGGGGCTGGCCTTCGGGCTGGCCCCGCCTCATATGAGATTTGGATCAGTTTGCAGCGGCATTGAAGCCGCTTCTGTGGCGTGGGAACCGCTTGGTTGGACAGCGGCTTGGTTCAGCGAGATCGAACCGTTCCCCTGCGCGGTGCTCAAGCACCACTACCCTGATGTGCCCAATCTGGGCGACATGACTAAATTACCCGACTTGATCCGCAGCGGTCAAGTGGAAGTGCCTGACATCCTTTGTGGTGGCACGCCTTGCCAAGCCTTTTCTGTTGCCGGTCTGCGCCAGTCGCTGGGCGATGAGCGCGGCAACTTGTCCCTTACTTTTTGTGAGATCGCAGATGCAATCGACGAGCAGCGAAAGTCCGTCATCTTCTGGGAGAACGTCCCCGGAGTCCTATCAACCAAAGATAACGCATTCGGGTGCTTTCTGGGAGCGCTTGCCGGAGAAGATGATGCGCTCGTCCCAGCAGGGGGTCGATGGGCAAACGCGGGTTTTGTTGATGGCCCCAAAAGAGCAGTCGCGTGGCGAATCCTCGACGCCCAATATTTCGGAGTGGCCCAACGACGCCGTCGTGTGTTCGTTGTCGCAAGTGCTAGAGCAGACTTCGATCCCGCAGCGGTTCTTTTTGAGTTCGACGGCCTGCGCCGGGATACTGCGCCGAGCAGAGAAACGGGGCAAGCAGTTGCCGGAACCTTTAAGGCTTGCGCTTCAAGCGGTGGCTGGAGCAACAGCGCCGACTACGCTGCAGCCGGGTACATGCAGCCCTACCCAGTCGCCAACTGCTTAACAGCCCGAATGCACAAGGGTATCAACAGCACTGTAGATGAGGGACAGACGCCAATCATCGCTTTACAAGACGTAACGCCCCGCGAGAAGGCGCAGAACGGCAAGGGCTGGAACGATGACGGCACGGCTTACACGGTGGACACTGCTGCAACTCAGGGTGTGGCGCAGCCAATTGATTTTCGCAACCTGCGTTATCACGAGAGCGACGTGTCTGGAACGATGCAGTCCAAATCGACGGGCGGCTATTCGCTGAACTATGAAACGGGCGTCCAACAAAACATGCAAGTGCGCCGCCTCACACCCGTGGAGTGCGAACGGCTGCAAGGCTTCCCTGACGGCTACACCAACATCAAAGACAAGTGCCCTGACGGCCCGCGCTACAAGGCCTTGGGCAACTCTTGGGCCGTGCCTGTAGTGCGCTGGATAGGAGAGCGAATTGACCGCACTCTGGGTTGACTTCGAGACGCGCAGCCGAGTCGATCTCGGCGCCAAAGGCGTCTACAACTACGCGCAAGACGCAAGCACCGACGTGCTGTGTATGTCCTACGCCTTTGACGATGGTGATGTACAGACCTGGACCTCTGGCCCATTACCTGACTTCACCGGATGCACCATCTACGCCCACAACGCCGCTTTTGAGCGGTTAATTTTTTGGTACGTCTTGCAGCAGAACTACCCGCTAGAGTCGTTTTACTGCACCGCCACGCAAGCTCGCGCCAACTGTGCGCCTGGCGGGCTGGAGGACGTGGGCCGCTTTGCCAGCGCCAGCATGAAGAAGGACCACCGTGGGGCGCAACTGATCCGGCTGCTGTCCATCCCGCAGGCCGACGGCACCTTCCGCGAGGACGCCGACCTGATGGCCGAGATGATCCGCTACTGCGAGCAGGACGTGAGGGCCATGCGCGAGATCAGCAAGGCCATGCGGCCGCTATCCCCGCAAGAGTTAGAGGACTACCACGTCAACGAGCGCATCAACGACCGTGGCGTGCTGGTGGACCTGCCCCTAGCGCGTGCAGCCATGCGCTACGCTCACGACGAGCTTGTCGAGATCGAGCAGCGCGTCTCCGAGTTGACCGACGGCGAGATCACCAGCGTGCGCTCTCCCAAGATGCGCGAGTGGGTGCTGGCGCGTGTCGGTGACGAGGCCAAGAAACTGATGTGGGTTGGCGAGAAATATTCGATTGACAAGACTGTGCGAGCCAACCTGCTCGCGATGGAGAACCCCGATGAGATACCGCCCGCTGTTGCCGAGGTTATACAGTGCGCCGACGACCTCTGGGCGTCGTCAGTTGCGAAGTTCAGCCGCATGGCAGACCTGGCAGACGACGAGGATTGTCGAGTCCGTGGCGCTTTTGTGTTCGCTGGGGGTGCCGCCACTGGCCGTGCGTCGAGCTATGGACTCCAAGTGCACAACTTCACTCGCAAGTGCGCTGCGGAACCTGATGCAGTACGAACATCTATGGTCAGAGGGCACAACATTGTCCCTGCCTACGGAAAGCGAGTCACAGATGTTCTACGGGGAATGCTCCGGCCCGCACTGATACCCGCCAAGGGCAAGCACTTTGTCGTTGCCGACTGGTCGGCCATCGAGGGCCGCGTCAACCCGTGGCTGGCTGGCAGCGCCTTCGGCGAGGCCAAGCTGGACGTGTTCAGGCGCAAGCTGGACCCGTACAAGGTCAACGCTGCTGCGACCTACAGCGTGGCCTACGAGGACGTGACAGGTGAGCAGCGCCAGGTCGGCAAGGTGCAAGAGCTTGCGCTGGGCTTTGCCGGTGGCGTGGGCGCGTTTGCATCGATGGGCCGGGCCTACGGCGTGCAGATCGGCGAAGCGCAGGCCCGCAAGATCGTTGACGCTTGGCGTCGTGCTAACCCGTGGTCTGTACCGTTTTGGAGCGAACTAGAGGAAGCCTACACCCGTGCGATGCGGAACAAGGGTCACGAGTTCACTGCGGGGCGCGTCGCGTACCTCTACGACGGGCAACACCTGTGGTACGCGCTGCCGTCGGGCCGGGTGCTGTGCTACCCCTACGCTCGGCTGGAAAGCGATGGGGTGACTTACGCCAAAGCATCTTGGAAACCTGCAGCCGACGCCAAAGAGTGGCCCCGCGCCCGCCTCTGGAAGGGTCTTGCGTGTGAAAACATCACCCAAGCCACAGCCAATGACATCTTGCGTAACGCGCTACGTCAGCTTGACGATGTGGTGTTGCATGTGCATGACGAGATCGTTGTTGAAACAGACAAACCCGAGGTCGTTGAGGCGGCGCTGGAGCGTATCATGTGCTCCCCACCAGCATGGGCCGACGGCCTGCCTCTCGGTGTAGAGATCAACACCATGACTAGATACAGTAAATAAAAACGCCCGGTGGTAGCCGGGCGCAAAATCTCAAGGAGTGAGAACTATGGAATTTCTGGATTATATGGTATCGCTCGCCCCAGAGGGTGAGACTTTTTTAGTTGTCAGGCAAAAGCCACAACTTAAAGACGGTGAGGTGCAACTGCACCCCGACGGCGGCGTCAAGGCGACTTGGCCCGCGTTCTTGCCGAACAAGAGAATGGCCGACGGCCAGTCGTGGTACGGCAACACCGCCTCGTACATCTTGGACCGCTTTGAGGACGGCTACGCCCGCGCAAGCGCCGCCAACTGCGAATACGTGCTCTGTATGGTGCTGGACGACATTGGCAGCAAGAGCAAGACGCCGCCCTTGGCCCCGACGTGGATTATGGAGACGAGCCCCGACAACTATCAGTGGGGCTACGCCTTCACCGACGAGCAGCCGACCAAGGCCGAATTCAGCGCAGCGATCACGGCCATCGCCGAGGCGGGTTACACCGACGCGGGCGCCATCAACCCGGTGCGTAATTTTCGCCTGCCGGGCTCGGTCAACATCAAGCCGGGCCGTGAGGGGTTCGCCTCGGTCTTAACCGAGTTCCACCCCGAGCGCCAATACACCCTCCCGCAAATCTGCCAGGCGCTGGGCGTCACACCCCACGAGGCTACCGCCGCCTTTAAACCGATCCGCGTGTCTGACGACGGCGCCGATGACGTGCTGGCGTGGTTGTCTGGTCAGGGGCTGGTGCTGCGAAACACCAACGCCGAGGGCTGGGCGGGCGTCGTCTGCCCCAACGAGGCGCAACATACCGACGGCTCCCCAGAGGGCCGCTATAACCCCGCCATGCGCGCCTATTGCTGCTACCACGGCCACTGCACCGACCTAGACTCCAATGCGTTCTTGGCGTGGGTGGCCGAGAACGGTGGCCCGTCCCACGCGCCCGGCCTGCGTGACGAGTTGCTGGCTGACATGATGACGGGCGCGCTCAATAAGTTGAACCCCACCGAAGCGTTCCCCGACGAGGCGGCTCGCGTCATCGCCGAGGTGGAGCGCAAAGAGCTTGGCCGCACCGCGCGCGCCGAGTGGTACAAGCGCTTTTGTTACGTCCAAGAGGGCGATCACTACTTTGACCTGCAAGACCGCCGCGAGGTCAGCCGCCAAACGTTTAACGCGCTGTTTCGCCACATCGAGTGCAAGTCGCTGTTCGGCAAGCGCCCCAAGATCGAGGCGTCCTACTGCTTTGACGAAAACCGTCAGGACATGGGCGCCAAGGCGCTGGTCGGCATCACCTACGCGGCGGGCGAGGGCGTGCTCGTGGCGCGTGATGGTGACGTGTACGGCAACCGTTGGCGCGACGCCCGCCCCGCCGTGGCCGGTGCTGGTGGTGACGTGTCGCCCTGGTTGCGCCACTGCGAGGCGCTGGTCCCCGAGGCGTCTGAGCGTGAGCACATCTATAACGTGATGGCGTACAAAGTGCAGCACCCTGAGGTCAAGATCAACCACGCGGTATTGCATGGTGGTGACCAAGGCTGTGGCAAAGATACGCTGTGGGCGCCGTTCATCTGGGCCGTGTGCGGCCCCCAACTCAAAAACCGTGGGCTGCTGGACAACGACACCCTAGGCTCTCAGTGGGGCTATGCCCTTGAGTCCGAGATTCTGATTCTCAACGAGTTGAAAGAGCCCGAGGCCCGCGAGCGCCGGGCCCTTGCCAATAAGTTAAAACCCGTCATCGCCGCCCCTCCCGATATGCTCACCGTCAACCGCAAGGGACTGCACCCCTATGATTCGCTAAACCGCATGTTCGTGCTGGCGTTCTCCAATGACCCCGTGCCCATATCGATAGACAGTCAGGATCGCCGCTGGTTCGCTGTGTGGTCGTCGGCGCCCCGCATGGCCCCTGACGCCGCCGCCCGGCTGTGGGCTTGGTACAAGACCGGCGGCTATGAGGCCATCGCCGCCTGGCTGCACGCCCGCGACGTGGCGGCATTCAACCCCTCCGCTGCCCCGGCTTGGACTGAATTCAAGGCCAACTTGGTTGAGCACGGCATGAGCATTGCTGAGTCCTACCTTGTCGAAATGATGCGCCGCCGCGCAGGTGAGTTTGCCCGTGGCGCTGTGGGTAGCCCCTTCCACGCGCTGTGTGACCGTGTGGCGGCAGGCGCCCCCGCTGGCGTGAAAGTCCCTCAGGCCGCGCTCTTGCACGCGCTCAAAGAAGCCGGGTGGGTGAACCTAGGCCGGATCGCCAGCGCTGATTACCCGTCCAAAAAGAACATCTACTGTCACCCGTCGCTGATCGATCATACGAAGTCAGACCTTAGGCGCATGGTAGAAGACGCGCCAATATCGTCGCTGGTAAGAGTGAAATAGAAAAAGGGGCTGTGAAGCCCCTTTTTTCATAAGTCCAAGAAAACCGCCAGTAAGGCCGCTATTGCCCCGCATATCAACACTGTGAGCACTGCGCCGCCTCCTCTATTGCGGAGACATCGTAGGGGCTCAATAGGGGCAAGATGTCAACCCCGCCCACCTTCGCGCTCATAAGGATGGCCTGAGCAGGCCAAGCCGGTTCTATGTCTGTCTCCGGCTCTGCCGGGCTGTACTCTAATGTGCAGTCGAGCGTCAGCCCCTCGCTGTACTTGTGGGTGTAGCTTATTGTTCGCATACTTCAGCCCGGACTTTTGTCCATTTTTTAACTATGTACAATTTTGCGCTTTCAATTGCTTCGGTCTCGTTTTGGCTTTCATTATAGAAAACCCCTGCGATATAACCCTTGTACGTAAACGTTACTTTATATTTCATTCTATCTCTCCCTGAGTTACTTCAGGAACCGTCGGGTCCAGCTCAGGTGGCGTGCGGTTGACCGTCGGTTTTATTTTCAGTCGCGCCAGGCGCAGGCGTGCGTGATTCAGCGCCACATAAGCCGTGACGTAATCGGACGTAAGCATACAAGCCGGGTTGTACTGTGGAAAGTCCCTCTTGCGGCTGTCGTGCCTGTCTTGCCCCTTGTCTCGCGCCAGTTTGCGCCCCTTCTTGCCCTTAGTCTTATCGATGATGGCCAGTAGGTCATGCGTGCTTTGCGCGTGCTCAGGCTTGACCGTGAGGGTTGCGCGTGCGTGTTTGATTGTGATCATGTTGTTGACTCCATAATATGATTGAGGTTCCAGTCGGCATCGTCACTTATACCGTAACTTTCACCTGACTCAATTTCGGCCCAAGCCTGAGCCTCGGCGTCCTCTTGTGACTTGGCCTCAATAGTCAAATTAACGTAACTAGTACGCTTCAATTCAATTTGATAGGTTTTCACAATGTCAGCTCCATAAAACATCAAAGTAAGCCAGGGCAAGCCCGGCCAGGGTTAACCCTATGGCAAGGGCTGCTATGAAGTCAAGGGCCGCGCTGGCGCGGCGTTCGATTTTGTAATGCTCTCTCATAATCCGCTCACCCGAAAACATTTGCCGTCCGACAAGCGCTCGACGTCGATGGTCCCGGCTCGATGCACAGCGAGCACGCGCACGCGCTCAGGGCGGCCGAACAAGTGCATGGTGAGGGTTTGGTTTACTTTCATTTTGTTTGCCCCAACAACAAGGTTTTAAGGGCTTGCAAACTGCGGCCTGTAATCTCTGAAAGTTGAGATAACGTCAAGTCCGGGTGATTGTCGTAATAACGGCAAAGCTGCTCATCGGTCATTTGGTCCACCCTGTATTCATTAATCATGGTCGTTTACTCCAATATCGGACAAAATCGTCCGGCCGATGCGGCCGCAAGGCCGCATGAGCCGTCAATCTTAGGCTGCCAGGCGCAGATTGATGGTCCGGTGGCGCGAACCGTGGGCAGGGAACCCGACGATGGTTGAGCGCTGGCGCTGGCAGAGTTGGCAGGTGGCGCAGCTGACATCGTCGCGCTGAGTAGCAGGACAGACGACGACCTTACGACCTGCAGGCGTTACAGTATTTTCAGTTTGCGTGCTTGGCAAGACGACGACGACCGGGCCGGCGCCGGTTTCGGCCAATGCATCCGCGTCGTGCAAATCATTGGCCGACAGGTTGACCGTGAAACCCCATGCATTGGCATGGCGAATCCAATTAATTGAATCGGCGTCGCGATGATGGGTGTATGTGAACCCTCTCTTGCCTTGGTTCGCTGCCACCAATTGGCCAAGCTTGACAGCGTCAATAGTGCCGTCTGTCTGTGGCAAATCGCCAGCTTGATTGTGGCGCCAGATTTGGTTATCGGGTAAACGCGCGATTGTCTCGCAGAATTCACCCCAGCTTGTCCCGCGCGTTTTCATTGATACGGCGGCCCAATGCAAAGCCAGCGGGCCGCTGGCAGCGTAGCATTCAGCGCGCATCGCGCAGTCTGTCGGGCAGCTGTCGCGTTCTGTGGTGCTAACGGGAATCGGGCCTGTCTTGGCGTTCGCGCTTTTGAGTGTCAGATGTACTTGCATGGTTTGCCTTTAATTGATTGGATTGATATGGGCGATTCTGCCCATGGTTTGCTCTTGCCACTGCGCCCAGGCGCGTGCGTCATCTAGTGACGCAAAACGCATGGATTCGCAGTAGCTGCCGTCTTGGCGGGTGATTGTGACTCGGTACATGGTTAGACGGCAGGGCCTGAGCCATGCCTGATTGATCAGCCGATGATGAATTCGTCGCTGCTAACGACAGAGTAAGCAAGCGCGATCGCGAGGATCTCGTCTTGCTGACTCTTTTTCATCGCGCTGCGGTGCAGCGCTGACAAGGCGCGAGCGCCAAAGTCTTTGCCCAGGTGCGCGATCATGGGGAGAGTCTTGCTCAGGTCGCGTTGCTGTGATTTGTTGAGTGTCGTCATGGTTTGCCTTACTTGATTTGATGCTGCACTTGTTGTGCAGTGACTCTAATGTAAGGCATTTCTTGGCAAGATGCAATGACCCTACAAAAAATAAGTCTAGGTCATTGCGCGGTCGGTTCTGGGTCAAGTTTTGAACCCGCAATGACCCATGGCGCGTCATTGGGGGTTCATGGCTTTTGGGTCAAATTGTCATGTATTTGATAGCTATATAGAGTCTAAATATACTGTATATAAACCCATTAGCACATACCCTCGACAGCGTGAACGCCGACAGCCGCCGCCGCGTAGTGTCGCCAACGTGACAAAAGGGGTAGAGCGACTTAACTTCGATGACCCAATGACCCAAATGACCCATAAACCGCAAACCTGACCCAAGACCCAAAAGCATGGGTCATTTGGGCTATTGATCGGCGATAGCCCAAATGACCCATGTTTGCGCGTCCTGGTAGCGCACAGCCGCGCAGGTACGGAAGCCCCTGACCTTGCGCTGCGTGACAATGTGACCCATAGCCGCGTGGCAAAAATCAGGGGGTGGGGAGGGCCGACGGCCGACCGGTCACGCTAACGGAGGGGCTGCAAACAAATTTTTTTTATGCAAAAATGCAAACATGTTCCAAACCCTGCCATACGAGCCGCGTCAGTTGCAAGCAACCGAAGATCGCCTAGCGCGCATCTACAAGGCAGCGCGGCTTGGCCTCAAAGGCGACAACCTTGCACTGGCCGCAGGGATGCTGCCGACGGAGTACGCTAGGCTCAAGCAGTTCGACGGCATCGCAGAGTACGCTGAGATGAAGGGGCGCGCAGAGGGCGAGATGATCGCAAGCGAGCAGTTGCACAACGCAGCCGCGCAAGGCGACGCCAAGGCGGCGTTGGCGATACTTCAGAACGTCCACGGCTGGGTGGCAAAGCAGGCCATCACAGTCGATGTGAACCAGTCGATCAGCATTACCGCCGCGCTGCAAGAAGCCGAGCGGCGCGCGTTGACCGTGATTGAGAACGACCCGAGTCCAGTATTAGAATCAAAGTTAGAAACTTCAAGGATTCGCCATGCCGCTTTACCGCAACACACTGACGCAAGCGCCCGCTAACAGGCTGGCGTACCAGGACACGATTGGCCCGACGCCTCGCAACGAGTTGTTGGGGTACTTGGCTGACTTGGCGGCATCGTCGTACTCACCGCAGCGCACCCAACAGATGCAGGGCGTGGCAAAGTTCTTGTCGGCTCCGGCGATCAGCCAGACCTTGGACCGGCTGTCGTATGGTGAGCCATTGACGACTGGCCGGGGGATGACAACACGGATACGCCCCGAAGCATTAGAAGCTGGTTTGGCCGTGGCTCCTTTGGCGCAACCTGTGACCTTGGCAAGTTTGCAGGCAGCGAGGGCAGCGACTCAGGCGGCGATGAGGGCTAGCATGGCTGGTGAGCGTTTGGCTGAGAGGGTTGTGCCTGGCATCATGGAGCGTGGTGGGTTGCCTGCTGAGATGTTGCAGGGGTTAGCGCAGGGCTCAAAAAGTTTTGCTGTATTACCTGCTTTTCACGGAACAAACGCCACCAGAATTGCAGAACCAAAATCAAAACTTTCGGGGATGGTTGATAGAACACATTTTCCGGGTTGGTTTTCTGAAAAACCAGAACTTGCTAATTACTACGCAACAGCCAGAGGCGAAGGAAACCCCAGCGTTTTGCCTGTTAATTTAAATATAAAAAAACCATTGTCATTAAATTTTGACATGAACGATAAAGCTGATGCGGCGTATGAAGCGGTAAAAAAATTAGGGTTAGACCCCGATTTTTATCCGGAACTCGCAAACAAAAATTGGGCGCATGAAGTAGTTAATACTTACACTTTTAAAAAAGCGGCACAAGAAGCTGGCTTTGACGCAATTAAAGTTTTGGAAGATGGAGCTATAACTTACGCGCCGCTTAAAGAAAGTGGCAAACAAATTAAGTCAAGGTTTGAAAAATGAATCAACAAGACCAAAAATTTGACGAGTTTATTGGCTCTGTGGCTGTTGAAAGTGACAGTGGGTGGTCAAAAGAAGTGTGGGACGCCGCATGGCAGGCCGCGCTTGATAGCGTCAAAATAGACGTAGCCAACAACTAGACCATGCAGACCACACGTTACAGCGCGCAGGATGAGCAAGAACTGATGGCGCGCCTATGGGCGCCAGCCATCAAGGACAACCCGCTGGCGTTCGTGATGTTTGCCTACCCTTGGGGCGTCAAGGGCACGCCACTGGAGCACTTCACTGGCCCGCGCAAATGGCAGCGCGAGGTGCTTACAAGCATGGCCGAGCACATCAAGAAGAACAACGGCAAGGTGGACTTCAACGTGATGCGAACGGCCGTCAGTTCAGGCCGGGGTATCGGCAAGTCGGCCTTGGTGAGTTGGATCACCGACTGGATGCTGTCCACGCGCATCGGCTCGACGACCATCATATCGGCCAACAGTGAGTCCCAGCTACGGTCCATCACCTGGGCCGAGCTGACAAAGTGGCTGGCGATGTCGATCAACAGCCATTGGTTTGAGGTCTCGGCAACTAGGCTGATGCCAGCCAAGTGGCTGACGGAACTGGTCGAGCGGGACTTGCGAAAAGGCACACGTTACTGGGGCGTGGAGGGGCGGCTGTGGTCAGCGGAGAACCCCGACGCCTACGCGGGTGTACACAACTTCGATGGTGTGATGGTGATCTTCGACGAGGCCAGCGGTATTGACGACGCCATCTGGGCGGTGACCAGCGGCTTCTTTACAGAGAACACGCCCAACAGGTTCTGGATGGCGTTTTCCAACCCACGGCGCAACACCGGGTACTTCTACGAAGCGTTCAACAGCAAGCGGGAGTTCTGGGCGTCTAAGATAGTGGACGCGAGAACGGTCGAGGGCACTGACAAGCAGGTGTACGAGCAGATCATCGCTGAGTACGGGCCGGACTCCTCACAAGCGCACGTTGAGGTGTACGGTCAGTTCCCCAACGAGGGGGACGATCAGTTCATCAGCATCGGTCTGGTTGACGATGCGATGAAACGAGCTAAGTATCAAGACCTGTCGGCGCCAATCGTGATCGGCGTAGACCCGGCACGGTTCGGGGCAGACGCCACGGTCATCGCTATCAGGCAGGGGCGGGACGTATTGAAGCTGATCCGGCACCGAGGCGATGACACCATGACTGTGGTCGGGCACGTCATCGAGGCAATAGAAGAATACAAGCCCACGCTGGTCAACATTGACGAGGGCGGGCTAGGCGCAGGGGTCGTGGACAGGCTCAAAGAGCAGCGGTACAAGATAAGAGGGGTCAACTTTGGCAACAAGTCCAAGAACCCGGTCATGTACGGCAACAAACGCGCTGAAATATGGGGCGAAATGCGCGACTGGCTCAAGTCGGCAAGCGTTCCCAACGACAGATTCTTGAAATCGGACTTGATTTCGCCTAAGATGAAGCCCGATTCGCGTGGTACGATCTATTTAGAGTCCAAAAAGGACATGAAAGCCCGTGGTTTGGCAAGCCCAGACGCAGCAGATGCAATAGCGCTGACGTTTGCCTTCCCCGTGGCGCACCGCGAAGCGAGCGAAACCAAGCAGCGCACCACACGGTCGTATGGTGCTGCTTTAACTTCTTGGATGGGGTCGTAAATGGCAAAAAAGGGCGTGTCTCTCAGCGTTGGACGGGGCGAGAAGCTACCCGTCAGCAAGGGCGCGGGCCTGACCGCCAAAGGCCGCGAGAAGTACAACGCCGCCACGGGCTCTAACTTGAAGCCGCCAGCCCCGAGCCCCAAGACCAAGGCTGACCAGGCACGCAAAGACAGTTTTTGCAGTCGCATGGGTGCCGTCGCGGCGAAGGCCAAAGATGGTGAACGGGCCAAAGCGGCCCTCAAACGTTGGAAGTGCTGATCATGGCTACAAAACCTGGCTTGTATGCCGCAATTCACGCCAAGCAAGCCCGCATCAAAGCCGGTTCTGGCGAGAAGATGAACAAAGTTGGCAGCAAAGCAGCGCCGACCAAGCAAGACTTTAAACAGTCGGCCAAGACGGCCAAGAAAAAGTAATCATGGACTACACAGGAATCGCCGCCGCTGGCGCGGTCAGCGAAGGCGGCTCGGCCAAGGATCAAAGCGACTCCGAGGTCTTATCGACCGCCCGCAGTCGCCTTGACATGGCGATTTCTGCGTTGTCTGAGTCGCGTGAGGACGAACTGGACGACCTGCGGTTTTACGCCGGGTCGCCCGACAACCAGTGGCAGTGGCCCGCCGATGTGCTTGCCACTCGCGGCTCCATGCAGGGCCAGACGATCAACGCCCGCCCGTGCCTGACCGTCAACAAGCTGCCCCAGCACGTTCACCAAGTGACCAACGAGCAGCGGCAAAACAGACCGCAACCCAAGGTCATCCCGGTAGATCAGGGCGCTGACGCTGAGGTGGCGACGATCTTCAACGGCATGATCCGGCACATCGAGTACATGTCGGACGCGGATGTCGCCTACGACACAGCCTGCGAGAACCAAGTGTCCTACGGCGAGGGCTACGCCCGCATCCTGACCGAGTATTGCGACGACAACACGTTCAATCAAGACATCAAGATTGGGCGCATTCGCAACAGCTTCTCGGTCTACATGGACCCGCTGATCCAAGACCCGTGCGGCTCGGACGCCCGCTGGTGCTTCATCACTGAGGACATCCCCCGCGACGAGTACGAGCGCCAGTACCCGAACGCCGCGCCCATCACCACGCTGCAAACGCTGGGTGTGGGCGACCAGGGCTTTAGCCAGTGGATGAACGAGAACACGGTGCGGATTGCCGAGTACTTTTACGTTGAGCACGAAAAGCAGACGCTCAACCTGTACCCCGGCAACCAGACCGCGTTCGCAGGCACGCCCGAGGACAAGATGCTCAAGGGCATGTTTGGCAAGCCGGTCAAGTCGCGCAAGGCTGACCGCAGAAAAGTCAAGTGGCTCAAGATCAACGGCTACGAGATTTTGGAGCAGTCCGATTGGGCAGGCGCACACATCCCCGTGATCCGCTGCGTGGGCAACGAGTTTGAGGTTGAAGGACGGCTGTACGTTAGCGGTCTTGTGCGTAACGCCAAGGACGCCCAGCGCATGTACAACTACTGGGTGAGCCAAGAAGCCGAGATGCTGGCGCTGGCCCCCAAGGCTCCATTCATCGGCTACGGTGGTCAGTTTGAGGGCTACGAGACTCAGTGGAAGACGGCCAACACCAACAACTGGCCGTATCTAGAGGTCAATCCAGACGTTACAGACGGCGCTGGCTCCGTGCTGCCACTACCCCAGCGGGCACAGCCCCCGATGGCCTCCAGCGGGCTGTTGCAGGCCAAGGCTGGCGCGGCTGACGACATCAAGTCGGCCACCGGCCAGTACAACGCTGCTCTGGGCATGACATCGAACGAGCGCAGCGGCAAGGCCATCTTGGCGCGGCAAAAAGAGTCGGACACCGGCACGTACCACTACGTGGACAACTACGCCCGGTTCATCCGCTACATCGGGCGGCAACTGGTCGATCTGATCCCCAAAATTTACGACACCGAGCGCATCGCCCGGATCGTCGGCGAGGACGGCGAGTCCAAGATGATCAAGATCAACCCGATGCAGCCCGAGCCGGTCAAGAAGATCAGGAACGAGCAGGGCATCGTCATTGAGAAAATTTATAACCCCGGCGTCGGCAAGTACGATGTCATGGTTATCACCGGCCCAGGCTTTGCCACCAAGCGCCAAGAGTCGCTGGAAGCAATGGCCCAGTTGCTGCAAGGCAACCCAGACCTGTGGAAAGTTGCTGGCGACCTGTTCATCAAGAACATGGACTGGCCGGGTGCCCAGGAGATGTCTCAGCGCTTTGCCAAGGTCATCGACCCTGCGATCATTGGCGACGACGAGGACAATCCGGCTCTGGCTGCGGCCAAGCAGCAGATGGAGGCCATGAACCAAGAGATGCAGCAGATGTCTGGGATGCTCCAGAACGTGCAGAAGTCGATGGAAGCCCGCGACTTGGCGATCAAAGAGTTCGAAGCTGACATCAAGGCGTACCAAGCTGAGACACAGCGCATCAGCGCCGTGCAGGCGGGTATGACCGAGCAGCAGATTCAAGACATCGCTATGGGCGTGGTTGCTGCGGCAATGGAGAGCAACAACATGATCTCTGAGATGCAACCTGAGCAGCCTGAAATGATGATGGAGCAGCCCCCGATGATGCCGCCTGAAGGAGCAATGCAATGAGCACCGCAGCAGACTTCATGGGCATCTTGTTCTTGGCCCGCGATGTGGCCCATTCGGTGCATCTGAACACGCGCAGCTACTCCAAGCACCAAGCGCTCAACATCTTCTATGATCGCATCATTGGTGCGGCTGACGACTTTGCCGAGACCTACCAAGGCCGTCATGGTTTAATTGGCCCCATCACTTTGCATTCGGCCAAGAAGACAAGCAACATCACCGAGTTCCTTGAAGCCTCGCTGGCTGAGGTCGAGGAGATGCGCTACAAGGTGGCGAAAAAAGAAGACTCTACGTTGCAGCAGTTGATCGATAATATCGTCGAGATATATCTTCGGACAATTTACAAATTGAAATTCCTGGCCTAAGGAGATTATTTTGGAACTTCTCAACCCAATGAGCCAAGCGGATTTCCCCGCTTACTCCGCAACTGCCGGTGCCACTGCGGGCAACACGACTGCATGGGGCGCTGGCCCCCAAGGTGTGGTGGTGTGGTCTGAAGTGCCCTGCTACGTTCAGGTAGGTGTTGGGGCCGTGGCTACCAGCGCCAGCACCCCGAT